CCCTAAAAGACATCCCCAAAATCCTGCACCTCCTACCAGAGGCGGAACAGGCTAAGCTCCTCGAGGAACTTGAGAAGCTAGAAGAACTAAAAGGTAAAGAAGCGGCACAAGTGGACTTCATGAGTTTCGTGAAGAAGGTCTGGCCGACGTTTATTAACGGGAGACACCATGTTGAGATGGCACATGCGTTTGAAAGAGTGGCTAATGGCCAGTGCAAAAGGCTTATTATTAATATGCCTCCTCGTCATACTAAAAGCGAGTTCGCCTCTTATTTGTTACCTGCATGGTTCCTGGGTAAGTTCCCACAGAAAAAGGTTATTCAGACCAGCCATACCGCTGAGCTCGCAGTGGGATTCGGACGAAAAGTACGTAACTTGGTGGACTCTGAGGTTTATAAATCAATATTTCCGGGAGTTGGGCTTCAGGCAGATAGTAAAGCTGCTGGTCGATGGGCTACTAACAAAGGCGGAGACTATTTCGCTATTGGTATTGGTGGCGCGGTTACGGGTAAAGGCGCTGACATCCTAATTATTGACGACCCACACTCGGAACAAGAGGCTGCATTAGCCGAAACTAACTCAGAGGTGTACGACAAAACGTACGAATGGTACACATCCGGCCCTCGTCAGCGTCTACAACCAGGTGGTGCAATCATAATTGTTATGACTCGGTGGTCTAAGAAGGACTTAACGGGTCGAGTAGTCAAGGCAGACGCCGATAGAAACGGTGAAGGCTGGGAAGTTATTGAGTTTCCTGCACTTTTTGACGATGACAGACCACTTTGGCCTGAGTTTTGGACCCAGAAAGAGCTTTTAGCACTAAAAAATGAACTTCCGGTTGGCAAATGGATGGCGCAGTACATGCAGCAGCCGACTTCTGAGGTCTCAGCCATTATTAAACGTGAATGGTGGCAGATATGGGAGCCAAGTCATCCTCCTCCATGTGACTTTATTATTCAGTCATGGGATACGGCGTTCACAAAGAACGAACGGAGTGACTTCTCGGCGTGTACAACGTGGGGTGTGTTCTACCAACCCGACGATACAGGGCTTGACCAGGCAAATATCATCCTACTTAATGCGTTCAAAAAGCGTATGGAGTTCCCGGAGTTAAAACAACGGGCGTTTGAGGAGTGGAAAGACTGGGACCCAGATGCGTTCATCGTAGAAGCGAAGGCTTCCGGGGGTCCACTTATCTACGAACTACGTGCGATGGGCATTCCAGTACAAGAGTTCACCCCAAGTAAGGGTAATGACAAGATTGCAAGACTTAATGCGGTGGCTGACATCTTCGCTTCAGGGCGGGTGTGGGTACCAAGTACTAGATGGGCTGATGAGGTAGTAGAAGAAGTAGCAAGTTTTCCTTCGGGCGAACACGATGACTTAGTGGACAGCACCTCTCAAGCCCTGTTAAGATTCAGACGTGGCGGATTTATCCGATTAGACTCCGACGAAGAAGATGAACCATTAGGTTTCCGTCGGAAAGTTCCATACTACTAAAGGCTAAAAAATGGCAATTGATAAAGGTTTATACCAAGCACCTCTAGGCATCGAAGAAGAAGCAATGGCTCAGGGCTTTGCTCCTTTGGAGATTGAGATTGAGGACCCAGAATCTGTAACTATTGGCATTGATGGTATGCCTATTCTGCGTATTGAAGAAGGGGAAGACGAAGAAGACTTCTCGGCTAACTTGGCAGAAGATTTAGATGAAGGCACATTACAGAAGTTAGCCAGTGATTTGATTGGCGATTTCGATTCTGATATTGGCGCTCGTAAAGATTGGATGCAAACATACGTTGATGGCTTAGAGCTATTAGGTATGAAGATTGAAGATAGAGCTGAACCTTGGGAAGGCGCGTGTGGTGTGTACCACCCACTTCTATCAGAAGCACTAGTTAAGTTCCAAGCTGAGACCATGATGGAAACATTTCCAGCAGCGGGCCCTGTAAAGACAGAGATTATCGGTAAAGAAACAGAAGAGAAAAAAGATGCGGCCGTTCGAGTGGCTGCGGACATGAACTACCAGTTAACTGAAGTAATGAAAGAGTATCGCCCTGAGCACGAGAGATTGTTATGGGGCTTAGGTCTATCTGGTAATGCGTTCAAAAAAGTTTATTACGACCCAGGTCTAGAGCGTCAAGCATCTATATTTATTCCCGCAGAAGATGTAGTCGTTCCTTATGGCGCGTCAAACTTAGAGTCAGCAGAGCGTGTGACTCATGTGATGCGTAAAACTAAGAACGAGTTAGTTAAATTGCAAGTGGCTGGCTTCTATCGTGATGTAGAACTAGGCGACCCAGTTAACTCTCTAGATGAAGTAGAGAAGAAGATTGCAGAACAGATGGGCTTCAGAGCTACATCTGATGACCGCTATAAGTTATTAGAGATGCACGTAGACTTGGACTTACCAGGGCACGAGCATAAAGATGAAGATGGAGAAACTACAGGTATCGCTCTTCCATACGTTGTTACTATTGAGAAAGGTACCAGCACGGTACTAGCTATTCGTAGAAACTGGGAACCAGATGACAAGACACAATCAAAACGTAACCACTTCGTTCACTACCCGTATATTCCTGGTTTTGGCTTCTATGCGTTTGGCCTTATCCATCTTATTGGTGCTTTTGCTAAGTCTGGTACTTCTATCCTTCGTCAGCTTGTCGACGCTGGTACATTATCTAATTTGCCAGGCGGTTTCAAAACTAGGGGCATGCGTATCAAGGGTGACGACACCCCGATAGCCCCAGGTGAGTTCCGTGACGTGGATGTTCCATCAGGCACTATGCGTGACAACATCCTACCTCTTCCATATAAAGAGCCAAGTCAGACTTTGTATCAGTTGATGAATCAAATCATTGACGAAGGTCGTCGCTTTGCAGCGGCAGCGGATATGAAAGTATCTGATATGTCAGCCAACTCACCAGTTGGTACAACATTAGCAATCTTGGAAAGAACATTGAAGGTGATGAGCGCTGTTCAAGCTCGTATTCACTATGCAATGAAACAAGAATTGAAGTTGTTGAAGCGCATCATTGCTGACTACACACCACCTGACTATAGCTACGAACCAGTTGAAGGTTCACGTTTGGCTAAGAAGTCAGACTATGACATGGTTGACGTTATCCCAGTTAGTGACCCTAATGCAGCAACAATGTCTCAGAAGGTTGTGCAGTATCAAGCAGCTCTTCAGTTAGCTCAGACAGCTCCTCAGCTATATGACTTACCGGTATTACATCGTCAGATGCTAGATGTATTGGGTATTAAGAATTATCAAAAGCTTGTACCGATTGAGCAAGATAAAAAGCCGCAAGACCCAGTTACTGAGAACCAAAATGCTTTGGCGATGAAACCAATCAAGGCTTTCTACTACCAAGACCATCAAGCCCATATTGCAGTGCACATGGCTGCTATGCAAGACCCTAAGATTATGCAGCTAGTAGGTCAATCACCTATGGCGCAGCAAATCGGTGCTGCGATGCAAGCGCATATTGCGGAACACCTAGGCTTCGAATACAAGAAGCAAATGGAAATGCGCATGGGTGTAGAGTTACCACGTGGTAGAGAAGATGAAGATGACGAGCAAATCCCAGAATCTATGGAAGTTCGTATTTCTCAGATGGCCGCTCAAGCAGCCCAACAAATGTTGCAACAGAATCAACAGGAAGAGCAAGCTAAGCAAAATGCTCAAGCTCAGCAAGACCCATTGATTCAGATGCAACAGCAAGAGTTACAGATTAAGCAAGCAGAATTGCAGCTTAAACAGCAGAAATTACAAGTCGATGCGGCAGCCAAGGCTGACCAACTCGACATCGAACGCGAACGTATTGCTTCCCAGAAACAGATTGCTGGTATGCAAGTTGGCGCAAAAGCCGCTAAAGATAAAGCCCAGTTGGCCTCTAAGGACCAGCTAGAAGGTTTAAAGCTTGGCGCAGAAATCGCTCGTAATAGAGCGCAGATGAATCAACCAAAAGGTAAGAAAGAATGACAGCACTTGAGGTCCTACTCAAACAATGTCGTGAGAAACAAGAACAACTGTCGACAGCGCTAGCTGGTTCGGCTGCAAAAGATTACGCGGAATACCGCGCAATCTGCGGTGAAATTCGGGGTCTTTCATACGCAGAATCCTTAATCCTTGACCTTGCAAAAAAACTGGAGAACTCTGATGACGATTGATTTGTCACAGGCAGTGGACCTAGGAGCAATTCTAGATACATCGCCGGAACAAAAAGCATCGCAATTACCGAAGCCGCAAGGCTATCGCATACTTTGTGCAATCCCTGAGATTGAGAAAGAGTACGAAAGTGGTCTTATCAAGGCCGACGCAACAATTAACTTTGAAGAAGCTCTAACTACGGTGCTATTCGTAGTGGACTTAGGCCCAGATTGTTATCAAGATAAAGTTCGTTTTCCGAACGGCGCTTGGTGCAAAAAAGGTGATTTTGTGTTGGTTCGCCCGCACACAGGTTCAAGATTAGTTATCCACGGACGCGAGTTCCGCATCATTAACGATGACTCCGTAGAGGCCGTAGTAGACGACCCACGCGGTATCAAACGCAAATAAGGAGTAGAAAATGCCACAATTTGAACAGGAAGAATTTAAGTTTCCGGACGAGATTGAAGCCGAAGAAGCGGCTAAAGGCGGTGAAGTCAAGGCGGAAGCTGATGATTTTGCTATCGAAATTGAAGATGACAGACCTGAAGCGGACCGTAATGCTGTCCCTTTAGACCAAGAAACTGTTAAAGAATTAGAAGAGGATGACCTTAAAGACTATTCTAAGAAAGTAAAACAGCGCATCGACCAAATGAAAAAGGTTTGGCACGATGAGCGTAGAGCTAAAGAAGAAGCCTTGCGTGAACAGCAAGAGGCTATTCGAGTGGCTCAGCGGTTACTTGAAGAGAATAAGAAACTTAAAGAAGCGTACTCTACAGGCGAAAAAACCTATATCGAAACAGTGCAAAATGCCGCTGAATTAGAGATGGATGCAGCCAAACGTGCCTATCGGGATGCAGTAGATTCAGGCGATACTGACCGTATTGTTGAAGCTCAAACTGCGCTAAATAGTGCATCAATTAAAGCGGATAAAGTAAAAAACTTTAAACCTACCGCTTTACAAGAGGAAGAATATGTTGTTAAATCACAACAAGAGCAGTATCAGCAGCAGCCAAAGGTTGACCCGTTAACATCCAAGTGGCTTGAAAAAAATACTTGGTATGGCCCAGACGAAGAAATGACAGCCTTAGCTTTAGCAGCTCATACTAAGCTAGAGAAGAATTTCGGAAAGCAATTTGTGGGTTCGGAAGATTATTTCAAACGCATTGATGAAACGATGCGCAAAAGATTTCCAGAGAATTTCTCTGAAGAAGTACAAACGCAGACTGGGGGCGACAAGCCTAGTCAGCGCGCAGATGCAAAACCAGCACCAGTGGTTGCACCAGCAACGCGAAGCACGGCGTCTAAACGAATTGTGCTAAAAGCAAGCCAGGTGGCGCTAGCCAAAAAACTTGGTTTGACCCCTGAGCAATATGCTCGTGAAATGCAGAAACTGGAGGCTTAAAATGGTTGCAACAAATAAACTTGCTCGCGAATTAGATACCCGTGAAAAGGCAGAACGTCCTAAACAGTGGCGTCCAGCTTCACTATTACCAGAGCCGATTAAAGAAGAAGGCTATGAATATAGATGGGTACGCACTTCAATCAATGGTTCACCTGATGACCGCAACGTTTTAAAAGCGATGCAAGAAGGTTGGGAAGCCGTAGCGATGGAAGAGCAATCAGAATTACAGCTGTTAGCTAGCCGAGAAGGTCGATACAAAGACAAAATCGAGGTTGGCGGGTTATTGTTGATGAAAACTCCGAAGGAATTTGTGGAACAGCGTAATGCGCATTTCCAGAAAAACACGGACGCTCAAATGAGAGCCGTTGACAATGCTTTAATGCGCCAGAGCGACGCTCGTATGCCTATCTTTAACGAGAGAAAGTCTACGACTAGTTTTGGTAAAGGTGAATAATTTTATTAATTTAATTAGGAGTTTCTAAATGGCTTATCCAACCGTTTCAGCTCCATACGGTCTAGAACCAATTAACTCTGTAGACGGCAAACCATACGCCGGCGCTATTCGTCAGATTCCAATTACGGCATCTTACGCAACAGCAATCTACAACGGTGACATTGTTAAACTAGTAACCGGTGGAACAGTAGAAAAATCAGCAATTGGTGCGAACGTTACTGCACAACCAACTTTGGGTGTGTTTGTAGGTTGTTCTTACACTAATTCATCAGGTCAACCTGTTCAAGGTCAATACTACCCAGCATCTTCAGCCAATGGCGTTGCTTACGTAGTTTTAGACCCACAAGCTGCATTTAAAGTTGCAGTTACTACTTCTGGCAATACAAGCGTTGTTACTTCTGTAACACGCGCGGTTGTTGGTACAAACATGGAAATCGCTACTGGTGCAGGCAATGCAACCACTGGTGACTCTGGTTTGTCAGTAGTATCAGGTTCTGCTGCTAACACAGCAATTCTTCCAGTTCGTGTAATCGACGTTGTTCCTGAAACAGCAATTAACGCAACTAACTTCGCTGAAGTTATCGTTAAGCTAAATCAGCCTCAACTTGAAGTTACGCTTGGTAACAACGCATCTTAATAGGAGCTAATTAAAAATGGCTATTTCTCGCGCCCAGCTCTTAAAAGAGCTTTTACCTGGACTTAACGCTTTATTTGGATTGGAATATGCCAAATATGGTGAAGAGCATAAAGAAATCTTCGAAACAGAAACTTCAGAGCGTTCTTTCGAAGAAGAAACTAAGTTGTCCGGCTTTACAGCTGCCCCAGTGAAGAACGAAGGTGCTGCAATTGCTTATGACAACGGTCAAGAAGCTTGGACAGCTCGCTACAACCATGAGACTATCGCTCAAGGTTTCAGCTTGACTGAAGAGGCTATCGAAGACAACTTGTATGACAGCCTATCAGGTCGTTATACAAAGGCCCTAGCTCGTTCTATGGCTTACACTAAGCAAGTTAAAGCTGCTAACATTCTTAACAACGGTTTCACATCAGGTTACACTGGTGGCGATGGTAAGACATTGTTTGCAACTGACCACCCGCTAGTGTCTGGTGGCGTAAACAGCAACCGTCCTTCAACTAACGCAGACTTGAACGAAACATCATTGGAAAATGCTGTTATTCAAATCGCTGCTTGGACTGACGAACGTGGTTTGTTGATTGCTGCTAAGCCAGTGAAATTGGTTGTTCCACCTGCATTGATGTTCGTTGCAACTCGTTTGCTTGAGACAGAATTGCGTGTTGGTACTGCTGATAACGACATCAACGCGATTAAGAACAACGGTTCTATCCCTGGTGGATACACAGTAAACCACTACTTGACCGACTCAAACGGCTGGTATTTGACTACTGATGTACCTAACGGTTTGAAGCACTTTGTTCGTACTCCGTTGCAAAACAGCATGGACGGCGACTTCGATACTGGTAACGTACGTTACAAGGCTCGTGAGCGTTATTCATTCGGTTGGTCAGACCCATTGGGTATGTTCGGTTCTCCAGGAGCTTAATCTTGGAAATAAAAGGGAGCTTCGGCTCCCTTTTTTGTTGCATTTATTTTTATTTAGAGTAATATTCAGTAAACCGGGTGTTCCGGCTTATTAGACTGCCCCGGCAGACGATATACCGACTAATAAGCTAACTTGTATATAAGGACTCAACATGTCACGTACTACTTTCTCAGGCCCAGTTGCTTCAACTAACGGCTTTATTGCTCCAACTTACACAGTAACTACAGCTAACGCTATTGCCGCAGCAGACAAAACTACTGGTCAAGTTATTTACGTTTCTAACGGTCTAGCTGGTGCGCCAACTTTAGCTGTTTGGAATGGTTCAAACTGGATTTCTGCTGCTGGTACAGCTATTTCAGCAACCTAATTAATCTAGGGGTTTAGGGTTGAGACTACTCGGCCGCCCCGCTAACAATTTAGGAGATTAATTATGGGTATGCAAACCGACGTTAAAGCCAAGTCTTTAGACGCGTCCGGCGCTATATTCGCTGGTAGAGCAAGGGTAAAAGGTATCATTATTACTCCTGGTTCTTCAGCAGGTAGCGTCGTACTTAAAGATGGTGGCTCAAGTGGCACTACTATTCTGTCAATTACTACCGTAGCCAACGGCGAGACATTTAATGCTCTCATCCCAGGCGAAGGCGTCCTATTCGCCACGGATGTATATGCGACATTAACTAATACCACAACTACAGTATTTTATGGCTAAGTCACCTGCTTGGACTCGCAAAGAAGGTAAGAACCCTGAAGGTGGTTTAAACGCCAAAGGCAGGGCTTCTTACAATGCAGCTAACCCAGGGAAACCTGGGCTTAAACGCCCTCAACCTGAAGGTGGTTCACGCCGTGATTCTTTCTGTGCTCGTATGAAGGGTATGAAAAAGAAGCTGACATCCGCTAAAACAGCAAATGACCCAGATTCACGCATTAACAAGTCACTACGTGCTTGGAACTGCAAAGAAGGTGGTTCTGTTAAGGGTGGCGGGTGTGAAGTGCGTGGTAAAACAAAAGGGCGTATGGTATGAAAGACCATCTAAATGAAGGTACAAAGCACGTTTTAGACGGGCTATCTTTAGTTACTGTATTAGGAGCCCTTGTGGACGTATTACCCGCTGTAGCAGCCTTGTTTACTATTATTTGGACTGGTATTCGAATATATGAAACCGATACTATTCAAGGCCTTTTAGGGAAGAAAAAAGATGCCGAGCACAAGTAAAAAACAACACGGGTTTATGGCCGCAGTGGCTAATAACCCTAAATTCGCCAAGAAAGTTGGCGTGTCTAAATCCGTAGGAGAAGAATTTATGAAGGCAGATAAAGGCCGTAGATTCAGAGAAGGCGGCTTGAAAGAAACCGATGCTGAGAGCAATCCAGGCTTAGCTAAACTACCAACTGAAGTGAGGAATAAAATGGGATACATGAAAAAAGGCGGCGACGTCAAACATTCAGATATGGCTAAAGACAAGCCAATGATGAAAAAAGTGGCTAAAGAAGAAGTTAAATCACATGAAAAAGCAATGCACGGCATGAAAAAAGGCGGCATGGCTTGTGGCACTAAAAAAATGGCTAAAGGTGGCGTAGCACGTGCGGATGGTTGCGCTACTAAAGGGCACACCAAAGGCAAGATGGTTACCATGAAAAAAGGCGGAGCCTGCTAATGAAGGCGATAAAAGACTTAAGCGATAGAGCTAGTGATTATCTAGACAAAAAAGGTCTAGCGAATCCTGTAGAAGTTGCTAACGAAGCTTTGGGTGGCGAGACTCGTGAAGAGTCTAGAAAGCGCCGCGAAGAAGCAAAAGAACAACCTAAGCCGGAAATAAAGAAAATGGCTAAAGGTGGTTCAGCTTCTGCTCGAGCTGATGGCTGTGCTATTCGTGGGAAAACGAGGGCTTAAATATGAGACCAAGTCGTGGTATGGGTGCAATTAGTCCTAGCAAAATGCCTGGTAAAAAAGTCATTAAGCGTAAGGACAAACCTCAGGATGTAGATATGTATGCTGAGGGTGGTGAAACTAAGTCTAAAGTAAACCAAGCCGGCAACTATACACAACCTGGTAAACGTAAAGCCCTGTTTAACCAAATCAAAAATTCAGCCGTTCAGGGCACCGCTGCGGGTCAGTGGAGTGCTCGTAAGGCTCAACTATTAGCCAAACGTTATAAAGCGTCTGGCGGCGGGTATAAATAAGTGAGTGGCCTTGCAAAAAGTCAGCGCTCTCTTAAATCCTGGACCGCTCAAAAGTGGACGACTAAGTCTGGGAAGCGTTCAAGTGACACTGGAGAACGATACTTGCCAGAAAAAGCAATTAAAGCGTTGTCATCTGCTGAATATGCAGCAACAACCAAAGCAAAACGAGCAGGAAAAGCTGCTGGAAAGCAGTTTGTAGCACAGCCTGACAAGGTTAAAAAGAAAGTAAAACCATACCGGAGAGTTAAATGACAACTAGTGGCTCTACAGCATTTAATCTAGAGTTCCGTGACCTTGCTGAAGAAGCATACGAACGTTGTGGAATAGAAATCCGTACTGGTTACGACTTGAGAACCGCTCGTCGTTCAATGAACCTTCTTTTGATTGAGTGGTCAAACCGCGGTATTAATCTTTGGACAGTGGAGCAGGGTCAAATCCCTATGGCTACTGGGCAAGGACTTTACCCATTACCAACAGATACAGTTGATTTGATGGATATGGTTATCCGTACTAATGCAGCTGTAAACGCTAATCAGATTGATATTAATATCAGCCGTATTGCTGAACCGACTTATATGTCGATTCCAAACAAATTAACTACAGGTAGACCAATTCAAGTCTACGTGAACCGTCAATCTGGCATGGATAACGCAACCACCATTACATTAAATGGCGGCATTAGTGCTACAGATACAACTATTACTCTTAGCTCAACCACAGGCCTTGCTACTACTGGTTTTATTAAGATTGGTTCTGAGACTATCGGTTATGCAAACATCACGGGTAATCAGCTAGTAAATTGCTATCGTGGGCAGAACGGTACAGCAGCAAGCGCCCATCTAACTGGTGCGGCAATTACTAGACAGAACCTTCCATGTATTAACGTATGGCCTACTCCTAACCCTCCTGGCGACCAGTATGTATTTGTGTACTATCGTTTACGTCGTATGCAGGATGCCGGTGAAGGCGGCTCTTATGAACAGGATATGCCGTTCCGTCTAATCCCCGCGGCTACAGCCGGTCTTGCTTATTATTTAAGCATGAAGAAACCAGAAGTCCCACCAGATAGAATCATGATGTTAAAAGCAGCTTATGAAGAGCAATGGGATTTGGCGTCTTCTGAAGACCGAGATAAAGCCCCGGTGCGTTTTGTACCGAGAAACATGTTTTATTATAGATAATGCCTAATCAATTTGCATCCGGTAAGTATGCAATTGCTCAATGTGACCGCTGTGACCAGCGTTACAAGCTAAAGGAATTGCGTACACAAACAGTCAAGACCAAACCTTATAAAGTTAAGGTGTGTAAGACTTGTTGGGACCCTGACCATCCACAGTTGCAATTGGGTATGTACCCTGTGAATGACCCACAGGCGGTTAGAGAACCAAGACCAGACGTGTCTTACTTTCAGTCGGGTACTACAGGGTTACAGGAATTACTAACAAATAGCACTAGTGTCCAAGGAATTGGATTTCCTAGTGAAGGTAGCAGACAGATACAATGGGGGTGGAACCCCGTTGGAATGGGTAATGATGGTGGATTAACACCAAATAACTTGGTTGCCAACGGAAATGTTGGTACAGTAACGGTAACAACTAATTAGGAGTAAATCATGGGTTATAAATCAGGCGCAGATGGTATTACCAAACAAGGTAAAACTAAGGGTAAAAATCTTGGGGATTCAGGTCCTTCAATAGGTGTTGAAAAAGGCCCAAAACATTCAGGTAGCAAAGGTGGCAAGACCAACGCTGATATGAAGAAGATGGGTCGTGGGCTAGCTAAAATTGCAGCTCAAAAGAAAGGCTAATCATGGCTAAGTACAGTATGAAAAAGGGTGGCAAAGAAGTAGGCCCAGCTTCTATATACGCTGAGCCACACACTATGGACGGTAAAAAAATGGACGCTAAAAGCGCAACTAAAGATGCGGTAGTTAAACCAGGTAATGGTGTTGACAAGTTTAATATGTCTGTCGGCGGTATTAGCAAGGGTAACTATGAGCCTGTCAACAAGAACGGCGAAATGAAAATTCGTGGCACAGGTGCAGCTACTAAAGGCACTAAAGCACGCGGCCCAATGGCTTAAAGGTAATTTTAATGAACTACACTACGCTGTTTGGATTAATTAAAAGTTACGTTGAAAACGACTTTCCTAATCAGGATTGGACGGATACAGCGGGTACAGGTACGTCCACAATTAGTGGGGCTACTCAAATTAATACTTTTATTTATCAAGCTGAACAGCGTATTTTCAATTCAATTCAACTTCCAGACCTTCGTAAAAACGTAACTGGGCAGTGTACGACGGGTAATAAATACCTAAATGTGCCTTCAGATTGGTTAGCAACTTTTTCTTTAGCCGCGATTGACCCTGTAACAGGTTCACAGTCTTACTTACTAAATAAAGACGTCGAATACATTCGTGAGTGCTACCCAGTACCATCGGCTGCAGGTACGCCTAAATACTATGCCATATTTGACGATACAACTTTTATTGTAGGTCCGACTCCTGACGCCGACTATAACATGGAGTTGCATTACTTCTACTACCCAATTTCTATTGTCAATTCACCTAGCGGGACTTCATGGCTGGGCGATAACTTTGATTCTGTTTTACTTTACGGTTCTCTCTTGGAAGCATATACTTTCATGAAAGGTGAGCCTGACGTTATTCAGAATTACATGGCTCGTTATAACGAAGCGTTAATGATGCTTAAACAGCTTGGCGAAGGTAAAAATCGTCAAGATACATACAGAACAATGCAAGCAAGGATACCAGTACGATGAACTTCGATTCAGTAGACGGCTTCATAGGCGGCAACGTTTCAGTGCTTTCAACATCTGGGCGTGGTTTTACTCCAGAAGAATTAGCCGAAATGGCGCTAGACAAAATTGTTTATGTTGGTTCTAAGTCTCACCCCGTGATTCGTGAACAAGCAGAAGCATTTAAAAACAACTTGCGAGTTGTTTTGATTCAGTATTTGCAACAAGCGGTCCGCTCAGACCGTACGACTATCGCTAATCGTCTAAGAGAAGCTGGTTATCCTGAGTTAACTATTTTATTAAAAGATTAAGGAGTCCTTAAATGGCTATTACTCAAGCAATGTGCACGTCTTTCAAAGCTCAGCTTATGCTAGGTGTTCACGATTTCCGTCCAACTGGTCAATCTGGTGCTGACACTTTTAAACTAGCTTTGTATACATCTTCAGCTTCATTAGATGCTAATACAACTGCTTATACAGCTACAGGTGAGGCTACTGGCGTTACTGCTGGCGGCGCAGCTTTAACTAACACTGGTGTTGGTACAACAAATACTAACGCTACTGCTGGTACAGGCTTTACTGATTTTAGTGATTTGACATTCTCAAACGTTACTACAACAGCTCGCGGCGCGTTGATTTATAACAGCACACCTTCTGCTAACGACAACTCAAACGCAGCACTAACAAATGCAGCTGTTTGTGTGTTGGACTTTGGTAGTGACAAAACATCAACTGCGGGTGATTTCACAATCATTTTCCCATCATTTGATGCTTCTAACGCTATTATTCGTATTGCTTAAATATGGCACTGCCCTACGGTGAAGGTAACTGGAACCAAGGGCCTTTTGGCGAGGGCGGAGCTTTTGTTGAGCAAACCGTAACAGGTGTATCTGCTTCAACTGAACTTTTTGGAGTTGCTGCAGGTGAATCCGGTGGTTGGGGATTAAGCCCTTGGGGCGAACCTTTTGGCTGGGGTAGTGTTTTAAGTATTGAAGTATTTGCAACAGGCGTTGAGGCTACTAGCACTGCTGGCACTGTAGCAATAGAAGGTACAGCTAGCGTAGTTTTAACTGGTGAAGTAGCGTTAGTTACATTTGGAGAGGGCGTTGCAGTAGACGCAGGCTCTAACCACGGTGTAACTGGAGAAGCTGCGCCGACAGTTCTTGGTGAAGTAACTGTTTCTGGTAAGGGCAATTTAACCTTAACGGGTGTTGTTGGTTCAGGTGCTATTGGAACGGCAGAGGTAGACGCTAAAGCTACAGTAAACGTCACTGGAGTTAGTGGAACTACCGGGCTTGGCGAAGAAGAGGTAGACGGTAACGCTAATGTAAACGTAACAAGGAACACTGGTCGAGGGGCTATAGGCTTTGTAGGCGTAACTGGTGTGGCTTTTGTTAACGTTACAGGGGTAGCTGGAACCGTAGGTTTAGGAGAAGTAGACCAAGCTTCAAGCAACACTGTTCAAGTTACCGGGTTAGTAGGAACAATTTCTCAAGGTAGTGTTGCCATAAAGGGCAAAGCTACTGTATATTTAACGGGTGTGAGCGCTACTGGTCGAGTAGCTAGACCTTTGGTCTGGGGCTTAATTGATACGTCGCAAACGCCAAACTGGGTGCCCATAGCGGCTTAGGAGTAATAAATGGCAAGTACATATTCAGCTTTAAAAATTCAGCTCATGGCCACGGGTGAGAACTCAGGTACGTGGGGCAACGTAACAAACGTAAACTTAGGCACTGCTCTTGAAGAGGCAATCGTCGGTTCAGCTGATGTAACTTTTTCTAGTGGCACTGTAACATTGACGCTTACAGATTCTAACGCTTCTCAGACAGCGCGTAATCTACGCTTAAACCTAACTGGTACATCTGGTGGCGCACAGAATTTGATAGTTCCCGCTATTGAAAAAGTTTATATTGTTAATAACGGCTGCGCAGATGCCATCACAGTTAAAAACTCAACTGGTACAGGTATTGCAGTTCCAGCTGGCAAAACAATGTGGGTTTATAACAACGGCACAAACGTTGTAGACGCAGTTAACCACCTAACATCATTAACTTTAGCTACTCCTTTAGCCGTAGCACAAGGCGGTACTGGTTCAAATACTGGCGTTAATTTAGCTTCTAGTTCAGTGGTTTTTGGGGCGCTACCGACCGCTAACGGCGGTACTGGGTCTACTTCTACTACTTACTGTAACTTACAAAGCAACGTATCAGGTATTTTGCCAAACGCTAATACTACTGGTAGCTCTGTTAACAGTGCAAATACACTAGTTCTTCGTGACTCAAACGGAGACTTTAATGCTGGGGTAATTATCGCTACAACAGTAAATGCGACCACGTTTAACGGTTCTGGTTCTGGTATTACAGCCTTTAACACAGCTGGAATTTACCAAGTTGGTTCATTTGGTGTTGGCACAGCGGCTTCTGGTACGTCTGGTGAGATTCGCGCTACAAACAACATTACTGCGTACTATTCTTCTGATGCTAGGTTTAAAGAAAACGTACGAGTAATTGACGGCGCTGTAGATAAAGTAAGTGCTATTGGCGGTAAATACTTTGACTGGACAGATGCTTATATTGCCGAACATGGCGGTGAAGATGGGTACTTTATCCAAAAATCTGACTTTGGTGTAATCGCTCAAGATGTGCAAACAGTATTCCCACAAGCAGTGCGTAGTCGCCCAGACGGGTCACTAGCAGTTGATTACGAAAAATTAAGCGCTTTAGCTTTTGCTGCTATTGCTGAACTTGTTAAGCGTGTAGAGGTTTTGGAGGGTAAATAATGACAACGCCTTCAGGACAAATATCGTTAAATGATGTAAACGTTGAGTTAGGGCTTTCAGGCACTACCCTAATTTCTATGAACCAAAGCAACGTCCGTACATTAGCGGGTGTTGGTGGTTCAGGTACGCAAATTTCAATGCAAAATTTGCAGAATAAGTCTAACCGTGTAACTGCAAACATAACTATTGCTTCAGACACGGCTAACTACACACTAAACACCGCAAAGGTTACGGGATACGATGCTGGTAAAACTGATGTTACATTGACTATTAACTCAGGTGTGTTTGTGTACTCTAACTCTACAGGTTCATATGCTTTAACTGTGGATACTTCATGGTCGACAGGGGACACCGTAACTATTGTTAATAATGGTTATATCCTAGGCGACGGTGGTAATGGAGGTCGAGGCGGAGATTGGGGCGGTTTTGGTACTACGGGTGGTGGTGGCGGCGGTGGTGGCCCTGCTTTACTTGTACAAAGGGCGACGTCAATCAATAACTTATACATCAT